GCGATTTATTCACCACCCTAAAGTCAAAAAAGACAGGTGTTATCAAAGAGATACACCCACAGGCATCTGGCTCGGTGCGTGTGCTACTGGAACTACCTAGCAAGGAAACTCGCTGGACTTCAGTATCGGCTAAGACCCTTTTAGGATAATACCTAAAACGAAACAGGGACAGTTTAGGAAAGTATCTAGTCCAATGTCGTAAGTAAGAACTTTCCTCCCTTCGGGGAAATGTCAGACCCCCCTGCTATACTACAACTAACAACAACCAACCAACGAAAGGTAACAAATGTCAAGAGCAATCACAGTAAAGGTGGCAACACCAAAGGTAATCAAGGCACTAGAAACTCGCCTAGCAACACTAGAGAAGGACTACGCTTCACAAGAAGCAAACGAGGCAAAGTATCAGAAAGCCCGTGAAAAGTGGAATAAGGAAATTGGAGATTGGGCTATCAAGAACTTCTCTAAGGCACAGAACCTCCGCACAAACTATCGTTCTTGGAACAACACTCTCAATGTTGATTTTGACATCATCACAAAAGAGTCAGCGTTCCCAGTAGAACCTGAAAAGGACTTTGAGGTTATCCATCAGCACAGTTATCGTGAGATGAAAGAGGACATCACAAATGCCCTAACAATTCTCAAGATGACAGATGAGGAAACAGTAAATGCTTCCACAATGAAGCAGATTGCTAAGTATCTCTAAATAATTTGGGGGGCAGAACTAAAGTCCTGAACCCAAACGACCTGAGTAAGTCGCCAAACTGCTCACACCTTCGGGTGTAACTACTAACTAAAGGAAATAAGATGCGTTTCAAAATTGAAATGTATGATGAAGTAAAAGCAAACGATTTGACTATTTATTCAGATGAAGGCTATGACAATGAAAGCCTAAAGGAATTAGTATTCTCAAATTTAAAAAAGTTTGATGGAAATGTTAAAGCATTCGTGTATGATCAAAAAAATAAAAAGAAAACGTCTGCAGCATTCTTTCCTATGGAAACAGTTAATTACGTTAAATCACTTATCAAATAAAATTAGGGCGGGATCAATCCGAAATCCCGCCCTATATTTTTAGCTGGCCCGCAATAGCTGGGGGGTTATCCACAGGTTTAAGTGAGGCTGTGGATATCCCTGGAATTTTGTGAGATTAATCACATAGATCAATTCGGACATATTGTAATCATCTATTGATAATGTCAGTGGCAGATGTTATACTTACAACTAATCAAACGAAAGGTAAAAAATGGCTCATAATCTCGAAGTCGAAAACGGCGAAGTTGCATTTGCTCTTCGTGGCACACCTGCTTGGCACAACCTTGCAAACCGCATCTTTACAAAAGATGAGGAAGTTACAACTCAAACAATGCTTGATGAAGCAAAACTTTCTAATTGGAATGTTCGCTTATCTCCATTGACCGACCACATTTCAGAATCTTGGAATGATGTATCTCAGGCATCTCTTGTCATTCGTGATAACCCATTCAACAAGGGTGTAGATGTTCTCGCAACTGTTGGCAAGCGTTACAAGCCTGTGCAGAATGAAGAACTATTTGCATTCGCTGATGCAATTCACGATGCCAATGCTGATTGCCGTTGGGAATCTGCTGGCTCACTAAAAAAGGGTAAAGTAGTTTTCGGAACTGTGGACATTCCACGCACTATGGTTCTTGACCCACAAGGCGCTAACGATGAGACAAAACTTTATCTTATCGTATGGACATCACACGATGGTTCTGTTGCTGTTCAAGCAGCGGTTACTCCTGTTCGTGTTGTATGCCAAAACACGCTAAACCTTGCAATGAAGAATGCTAAGCAATCTTTCAAGATTCGCCACACGCAATCTGTTGAAGGTCGCATTCAAGTTGCTCGTGAAACTCTTGGGCTTGCTCTTGGATACTTTGATGAATTCGAAGTTCAAGCAAAAGCACTTTATTCACAAGCAATCACCGATGCTGAATTCTCTAAGTTGATTCAGACAATCTATCCTAAGCCAGATAAAGATGCAGCAAAAGTTGCACTAACTAAGTGGGAGAATAAAGTTGTCTTGCTTGATGACCTTTATCATAACTCACCAACTAACGCTACAATCAAGGGAACTAAGTGGGGCGCATTCAATGCACTAACTGAGCGCCTTGATTACTATCGTTCAGGTCGTGGAAATTCTGAAACGCTTATGGCGGGTGCATCAGGATTCGACCCAATTCTTACCGCAGAAAAAAATAAGTTGTATCGAATGGTTGCAACTTTCTAAATAAAATAAATCCTGAGCAAGATTTAAAACTGCTCACAATTTTTATTTGATCTGTTAGCTCAGTTGGTTAGAGCGCTACCCTGTCACGGTAGAGGTCGTGGGTTCAAGTCCCATACAGATCGCAAAAGCCCGCAGTATTAAGGGAGAAAAAAGTGTGTTAAGGAACACATATAAATTCCCCTGGAATCTATTGTAAATGTCAGTAGCCTGGTGTATAATTCTCATCATGACCAACGAACTAGTATCAACTAAATATACATTTGCCTGTGACCCAGATGAATGCGATGTACTAATAGAACTAACATCATCTGACGGATTTGGATTCCCGTCGGGTGTGACTGAAATCACTTGCCCATGTGGACGTAAGCCAGTCTTATTGTCAGTGGTCAATGCTACAATTGCTCCTATAACCCAAACGAAAGAGGAAAAAATGGAAGAAGCAACACCTGCAGTAACAGTTCCCGATACATACAACTCTAATCTGTTGGTTACTTACAAAGTAATCCGTGGATATTCAGATGCAGAATATGCAACTGACAAAGTTGCTAGCATCGAATGGGACCTACACAATGGACGACAATCACAGAAGCGTGTAACAACTTTACTATCTCAGATTGATACAGTCAAAGATATTATCACTGAAGCCTATGAAGATTCAGAGGATAAGGATACACTTCGTGCAATTGCTGAATCGCTTTCAATTGAACTTATCAAGGAAGTTCTGTTCACTGCAACTCTTGAAGTTAGCGGAACATATACATATAACATTCTTGAGAATGATTATGACTTTGACCTTGACGGTGAAGTTACAGATGCTCTTTATGCTGATTCAAATAACGGTAACATTGAAATCAATGACACCGAAGTTTGCCACGTAAGGGAAGCATAATGTACTTTGAGTTGACTGCTCCCGATAGGCTATCTATGGAGATGGCCTATTGGGATGCTCAGATGATTGGGCTGGACCCAACTGCATTATCACCGTTGACTTTCAATATCGGAACTGGTAGTATTGAGAAGGTAAGTCGCATTCGTGATAAGTATAATTTAATTGAAAGTTATACATCAGACTACGAGCCAACAGGATACACAGGGAGATAATATGTCAGACTATAAAGATGGTTTTGAGGACGGGTATAAATTTGCTCGTGAAGAGATTATGGAGAAGTTGTCAGAGATTGATATCGCTGACATCGATTCCTGGATTCTTGACCGTCTTTCTGAAATGATGGAAGGTGGGGCACTATGACAACTGAAGATCTAACACGCTGGATTGGTTGTGATCAATGTGGCACAGCTCAGGCAATGTATATGGTTAAATTAGTAGACGGTGAGCTTTTCTTTTGTGGCCACCACTACAACGCAAGCAAACGTGGCCTTGACAAGGTCGCATACGAAGTGATAGAATTAAACAAAATAGAAGAAGCGGCACCTATACTAGAAACGGCGGAATAAAATGGGCGACAGAGCAAACTTTGGATTTAAACAATCTAATGGTGAAACAATTGTATTGTACGGGCACTGGGCTGGACACGATATGCTAGGTAACCTAGCAAGCGCTGTAGAATCAGCACGTTCTCGTTGGACGGATGAATCATATGCTACACGTATTGCGGTATCTCATTTAGTTGGGGACCAATGGCACGATACAACAGGTTGGGGATTAACTGTTAATAACATCCTTGACAATGAGCACAAGATTCCTTTAATCGATTGGTCTACAGGCACATTCTCTTTACACGAAGAGGCGCCTTGGTCCGAATCTACAGAATATAAGGTCCGTGGAATGCAAGATGAACCAATGTTCACAATGACCTTAGATTCATTTATTAATAAGTACTCGAAGGTCTCAGTATAACTAATTAAATATAGGTGCCCCTAAATAGTCACACAACGTGGCCAGGGGTTAAATAAAGCATGGTTCTTTTACTTTCGTTGGTGAGCCCATAGCAGCCTTTGTAAGATACTTGACAAATCATGATCGGCCCGCAAAGAATAAGGGTAATATATTTTGTTTACGTTGTCAATATGAAAAGCCCTGGAAATTTGTGATCTTGACCACATAGCTTGGAAAATGTGGTGTGAAACACACCCATAAACCATTCCATTTGTCAGTGGTCCAATGTATAATAATCACATATCAACGAAAGGATATAATATGCCAAATTGGGTGTATAACACATTAACTATCCAAGGTCCTAAGACTGAGGTAGATATGATTAAAGATAGATTGAATAAGCCTTTTACATTAGCACAAGAGACATATGGTATGGGTGATATTTCTTCTATGGGTTTCCCCACCAAAATTAAACAGGTTGAATATAATAATCCTGTCTTTGCTTTCCATAATATCCACTCATATAAAGATGAAGGTATTACTGATGAGGAATATGCCTGCCAGCCTAATCGTGGAGATATAGATATTCAGAATGACCCTGATTGGTTCCGTAAATCTGTTGAGTTTGCTAAGACCCAAAAAGATTGGTATTCGTGGAATAACTCTAACTGGGGAACTAAGTGGGATGTAGCCGTATCAGATGACGAGAAGTATTCTAATACAGAACTACTTGAATATAAGTCTGAGGGTGATGACAATTGGGTTATCTATAAGTATGAAACTGCTTGGTCACCTGCTGTAACTATCTTAACTAAACTATCTAATCTTGTTCCTAACTGCCTACTCACATTAGAGTTTGAGGAAGAAACAGGTTGGGGTGGGGAATATGAGATTGTCCGTGGAGAAGTAAAAGAACTATTAGAATATGAAACACGTTGCTATGCTTGCCAGTCTTTTGATTGTATTGAGTATTGTGAGAATGACTGCGGTGAATTCTGCTCAGAATGTAATCAAGGTTCTTGGCAGGATGAAAAGGCAATGGCAGAATGTCAGACCCATAGTGTATTATTACCTTTGAAAACTTACACACAGGAGGAAGCATTAAATGGCTGAACTATTTATAGATACAATAGCAGAGCACATTACAGGCGCTATGCAACAAGAAATTGGTGAAGCGTTATTTGACCAATGGTCCTATAACAATTTAGAGGAGGGTGAGGCATATGCTGAATTTAGATTTATGGAATATGCTTCACGTGAATTAAAGCAGCAATACAACGAATACTATGGATACATAGAGGGAGATGAATTCTTACTATGACATACTATAACTTCGTAATTAAATTACACGGCGCCGTTGGCGCTAATAGCGAAGAAGAAGCCATTGAGAAAATTAATGGACATCTTGACGACCTTGGCCAAGTTGAAAGCATTATCAAATATGATTTGGGTTGGCCTGATACGTCTTGGGAATTGGAGGAGGTATGTTAGGTTATACTGCAGAGGATTTAGATCGTATGACTAATGCTGTACACGATGCTAAGTTATTCTATCTTAGGACCCCGTCCGATTTAATGGACAAGGAGCCTTTGAGAAAAGACCTGGAGGATGCGGTCAGCTTTCTACAGGGTCTATGGGCAGAAGGGTATTTTGACTAATGGGGGCTAAATGTCAGCATTACTGGGAGTGTTCAGATGTCCCTGGAATTTATACTTGTCAGTGCTCTATGGTAAAATACTTCAATAGAGAAACGGGAGAATATTATTATGGGAATGTATGACCAATCATGGTGTTCCTCATGTGGAGCAGGAATGCTCTATACAGAGGATGAAAATGTAACATGCTATAGATGTGACCAAGAAGAATATAATAAATTAGAAACACGTTCTTCTAAGTTCCTAGAATATATGAAGATACATCTAATTAGTCTAAACCAGGACAAAGAGTCAATTGAATTTGTTACTGATGAATTTGATAATCTAAGATTTCATAATGTGCTAGGACAAATTATGGCAACTGAACACTTATTGTCAGTGGCTACTGATATAATGAATTCCTCTAACGAAAGGTATAACAATGAATGAAGAAGATATTGGGCTCCCGCCCCACTTGCAACGTTTGGTAAATGCAGGTGTTAATGGATTAGATATAATGCACGGAGAACTAAAGAATCTAATGTTAATTGCTGAGCAAGACCTAGCAAGCGCATTAGAGCAGGAGGAGTTGTCTGAAGAGGCAATGGACTCTATGGTCCGTACAGAATGCGAAGGACGACTAGATATGCTAGTCGAACTGTATCAACTAACATACCAACTATCATTTGCGATTGGAGCACGTAATGAAGGCTAAGCCAAAACCTGAAGTTAAGTCATATGAACTAAGTTGCTCATATGATGAACATCCACCTCTTTGGTCTGCGACATATGCACACGAGTTTGCTGCTTTTGAAAACTTCTTTAAGTTTAAAGATAGCGGAATGGCATACTCAAATGCAACCGTTAGATTAACAACACCTGAAGGAAATACATACACAAGAGTTTTCTACACAGACGGGACAAAGGTAACAAGAGTATGAAGCCTGATGATAAAGACAAACTAAACGAATGCTTAAAGATTCTAGATTCCACCGACCTTGGCCTGTCCCTGGTCTGGCTATGGACCTGGTCGACCATTAACAACATAATGGAGGATGAGACCTACAAGCAGAAGGTTACTATCGATCAGATGTGGGACAACCTCTGTGAGGCTGTCTCTGCTGGCCAAGGCTTCTCCCTGGAGTACGGGGCGGAACAACATCAGGAAGACGTACTTGATTGGATGATGAATAGAGATTACATTGTAGACACAATGTTCGAAGAAGATGAGGAGGAAGAAGATGAGGATGAGTGACACATATATTAATGATCAATTAAACAAGGCCCAAAAGCTTTTGTGGGGTGGATCTGAAACAGAGAACATCGAAGCACATAATATTATATCTAAACTAATTAAAGATAGAGTAGAACAAGTAGATCAGATTTAAGGGCAGAAAAAATGGCTTACGGCAACTATTTACAATTCCGTGGAAAGTTGCTATAATTAATAAAACACCTCTCGAAAGGGGAAAAACAAATGGCAACAAAGCGTGAATATCTAAAGTCACAAGGCATTACAGTAGGTGTACGTGGTCGTTTCTCAGGAGCAGCTAAGGTAGCTCTAGCGGAAGCTACAGCCAAGGGGATCACATTTACTGCAGAGACTCCAGCCAAGAAGGCTAAGTAGGGACCAGGGACGGGGTCAGGGCATCGTTGGTCCTTGACCCCCTTCCTTATTTTTGGTATAATCGAGAGTTAGAAAGACGGAGGCGGAAATGGCTAAAGCAAGTTCAATAGAAACTAAAGCAGCAGAAAAAGTATTACAGGCTATGGATAGTCATTGGTTCAATCCAACAATTATGGCTAGAGAACTAGTCAATGGTTGTGGATATTATACTCAATCAAAGGTAATGGAACTATGTGTAGAAATTATCAAACAGACGGCGGGACAATTTGATAATGCGTGGGAAGAAGGAGTAACCTCAGAAGCCCTAATGATGGCAGATAGACTAAATGACTATATTGCTAACTTTGAACCAATCGATGCATAGATAAAACTAATTAGATATAGCCCAAGATATCCATAGGATCTACACAGGTCCTGTGGATATCTTTTTATGTATGGGCATGTGGGCAAAATTATTCGTTTACGACCAAGCTAAAAAAATCCCTGGAATATTCAGCAGAATATAATAAAATGAATATATTATCTAATAAAACATATAATGAATTAGGCATAATATACCCAGAATCTGTCAGAATTTATATCAAATTGTTATACAAAATATGTTGACAATGTGGGCCAAATATGCCATTTACGACCCTATTGACAAAATCGCTGGAATATGCGCTATGTCTCATATAAGTCCATATGGGTCTATTGACATTACGACCATCATTATGATATGCTCAATTACATAGTATTGTTTAAATAGATATAACTATAGTATATGGATCATAATCCATAGTATATATTCTCCACTATACTCCACTTTACTCCACTATATAAGCCTTCTAAGGGCTATATGAGACAAGAAAAACGGGAGGGGGATATAGGAGTTAGCTACCTATTTGGTCCAAATAGAGGAGTTATTGTAGGGTGCATATCATCGTCATCTGACCATTTGCCTGTAGAATATCCTGCAGCATTATCCTTGGTCATTACTCTCATATCAAAGGTATAGTCTTCCATTTCTTGATAGAAGTATTTAGTACCTAGATCAATAAGGTCTTTAAGTCCTTCTGGGGTTAATACGTATTCTCTTACTTCCCCGCCTTTATCTAATGTTAGTGTTACAACATAAACGTCATGTTCAGGGTTATGCTTATATGTGGCTACTCCAATTGGAGATAGATCTATTATATTCTCTATCCCAGCATCCTCTGGATCACCAGGTTCTGGAACCTCAGATGCCTTGATCAAATCAGATATAAGTACCTTTTTCATGTACTTGCCATAAGATGATTGAAATTTATCCATTACTCAAAATCCCTCTGCATTTCAAACAAAGCTTCAGGTGTAGGAATCGGACCTACATTGTCGGTTTCGGAAACCGCTCTACGGCCATTATAGGAACCTGAATTATCTTGTTCATTGTTAATGCAATGACAATTAGAGCAGGAAACCTGCCCATCAAGGTCCAATTGAAAGATGTGATCATGCATACTATACATTATAGTCTATATGACAGGTACTGTCAATACCCTTCTACCGCCGCGAAATTCACTTTCACGCTGTCAATATAGGGCTATATAATATAATATTAGATATCTAATTGATTATTAACATGCAGGTTTATTCTTTTTACCTGATGCGAACCAAGGGATTCGTTTTTATGATTTATGGCTTTCCTGTAATATCCAGGGAATATGCCATCCGAATGCTTTAATTCAAGTGACTTGGTATACTCAGTATCATTTTGAATGTCATCAAGGTACTTTGGGTCTGTTTTGTCAGTAAGTATAATCTCTGAGTCTTGTAAGGCTGATAGGTTTACAGGCATTATCGCTATGACAGGTGTTCCAGCCTTTATGGTAATAACTTCATCTTTTTTAAAGATTCTCCAAGCTGGCTGTAGGTCTCCTTTTACAAATGAAGTACTTAGGATATTGGATATAGGTTCATATCCATCGTGTGTCATATTTGGAACTGGGAAAGATAGTAGGCTTATGTCATCTGTAGTTTTAAACATTATCCCAGTGTTAAAACTTACAGTGTTTGCAAGTCTATGTAGGTAAACATACTTGTGGCCAGATAATATTGTAATGTTTTCTGGATCATCCTCAGAATTTCCATTATAGATGAAAGATATGTCCTCTGGGAAAGATATCCCCCACCCAAAAGAATTTACTAGAGATATAGGGTAGCATTGATAGGAATGTGGCCTGTCTTCCATCCAATCTCTTTTAATAGATAGTGGCTCAAGTATCCCGTAGCCTTTTTTTATAACGTAACCTTCTATTTGAATAATTTTATTATCTCCTAATATGTTTGTTCTCTACCGCCGCACTTTTTTCGCACTTAAATACGATCAATATAGTACTATATATCTTCTTTATCTATATCTTCAGTTAGATCTAAGTCTTTAATATCGCCTAATTCAAGGTAGGCTTCAAGATTGTCTAGTATGCCCATTACGAGTTCCTAGGGATTAGTGTTTGAGGGCCTTCTGTGCCGAATAGGGACTTCTTTACTGGAACGCAGTTAGGGACTCTTCTTCCGCCTTTATCTTTCATTCCTACCTGCTTGTAGCCTCTCCAGCATGCCTTCTCAATGTTATCCCAGTTGTCTTCTTCTTCGTTGTCTGACTCGTATCCCTTTGAGATCTCTTCATCTGTTAATTCAATATTATCGCTCATTGTTTACTTTCTCCATTCGTTTTGTAACTTTAGTCACGATTCCTATTTTTGCCGCCTGCTGATCAATTGTATTATTGATGGCTGCCTGAAACGATTTGCACATCTTACAAAGGTCTAGCATGTCTGGATACTTTGCCCATTCCTCTCTATTGGTATGTATAGAGCAGTTGTCGCACATTGAAATGGTCATTTGTATTCTTTCTGTTAGATATCTATTATAGCATTTTTTTAATTAACTGGTTTAGCTATCCTTTTGATCTGGTAGCAGCAGTCTGGGCATTCGCCTATATGTAGCCATTTACCTGAATCTAGGACTACTATCTCATTTAGCTTTCCGACCACATTCTTCTTGCATATGACACAATATGCATTAATTGTTATGCTCATATAGATTTAACTTCATTTTCGTGATATTGGATGTGATAATCTCTTAATTGATAGGTTACTGAACAATAGCAAATAGGGCAGCTTGTAATCCATTGGGACTTATCTTCCCATTGCTTACTCATTTTAGCTTAAAATATTCAGTCTCAATTTGTATGTCTTTAACTGAAAAATTATCGTGTTTTGTTAAATCTAATCCATCATATCTTTCATTGTTACCAAAAGAAACATAACTAACATTCATTTCTCTATCAAATTTAAAATAGTAAGAGGTTTTATTAGGCAAATTAACTGTTATATGTTTTTTTCTTAATTGAATATCTATCCATGACCATTCATGTAGTGGTTGTTTTATTGTAAATGTAGATCTTATATCTCCATTTCTTACTGTAGTATGAAGCTCATTATTGTCTACTATCATAGAGAAAAAATCTTTAGAGTTGCCATTAAGTGCTAAATCTAAGTCTATTATAGCCGCCCCATTTGCTATATTTGGTTTTATAAGTAATAAAAAGTTTATTTTAAGGAATTCGCCAAAATCAATTGGGTTTCTTGTTTTTAGACTACTTGCTTTTAATTCTGGATCTGTCTGATTAAAACCACCAAAAGCAAATTCGTCTTCTCGCTCGACAGATGTGTTCCACACTATATCTCTAGAACTTTCTTTTTGTCCTTGATTCCAAATTGGATTATCAGATATTCTTGTTAGCATTCTTTAAGTATATCACATATGCTATACTTAAAGAATGAGGTTTAAACAAAATCTTCCACACATTATTGTTACTTTCCCAAGATGCGGCTCACATTATTTACAAGATTTATTTTATCAAAAAACTGGTTTTGAAATGTCCAGAGATCACAAATCTTTTAACCAAGAGTATCTAACATTTAACACTACGGGCCAATTTATAGTATCAATAATACGTGATCCTAGAGAAACATTTAGGTCTATGTATGCTATGGATATGCATTACGGACTTGAAGCGCATTTGGACCATGGTTTACCAAATGACTATTGTGATTTTTATGGTTGGATTATAGAAAATGCAGATGTATTAATAGACTACAAGGATTTAATAAACAAGCCAGACAAAGTAATTGAAGCCTTGGCAGACATACTTAAATTAAATGTTAATGATAAAGAATATGTAAGTAGGGTGATCGATAAGCCAGAAATTAATCATTTAGTTTCTAGCAAAACCTCAAAAGAATACGAAAATGTAGATCTTTCCTCACTCAACTTTCAAGAATCTGACGCTATTTATATATCTGCATTAAAAAAATGCATTGCTGTTTAATACTTACAGAGGTATTTCATTTACTGGCTCTTTAGACCAGTGAACATAAGATCTAATATATACTACACCATAGGCAAGAGCTGCAAATATGAATCCGTACTGCTCGGTAGTAAGAGCATAAATGATCCACAAGCACTCATTGAACAATAACAATAGCCATGCCCAAACAAGCTTGCGTCCTACAAAAAATATTCCTGTCACACCAATTGCTGCTAATATCCAAGACCAATATTGCATCATTTTAGTCCCGCTCCAGATTCTTCTGCTTCTCTAAGCCATTGATCTTCCCATAGGCCCATTAAAGATTCATTGCCAATGTCGTCAAAGTAATAGCGATTATTTACTGGATTATATGTCCAGCCATACCATCTGTTTCCCTCTGACCATGTTAGATTAGTTGGGTTTGCATTTTCATGTTCCCACATAGCTTTGTCTATAGACTGATATAACCTTACTTCATCAAAGATAGCATGCCTTAAAGCATCCCACCTAAATATTCTATTGACCAACCAATTAATCATTATAATATCCTTCCGTGTCCGTATACTCTCCATTTTTATTAAGTCTCCAGTAGGTGCGATTTTTATGACAGTTAGAGCAGACTATATCGCATTTGGCTATTTCATCAACAAGTTGTTGAATTGTAAAATCTCTTGCTCGTCTACCGCCAATTGTAAATAGCTTATCGTATTCAGGCAAATGATCAAACTCTAGCATCCAGTATGGGTAATCTTCCCTACAATCTGCACATTGCTTACCTTGCTTTTGTTCACGTATAAATGCAATGTTGCGGTGACGAGACTGCTTTTGCCTGTTCATTGTTTTTTCTTTTTGCCCTTTACCACAATGATATGAAATAGTAGATTTAGCACAACCTAATATTTCTGCAATTTGGCTATATGATTTACCTTCTTCATACAGCCTAAAAATTTCTGCTTTTAAAGTTGTATCAGTCTGCATCTGTTTCTTTTTCCCATGTAAGCTTGCCGTCTTTATATACTGGCCAGTATCCCAACGAACGCCAGTCCATACGCATAATCTTTGGCTCTGCCATTAATTAACTAAGTATCTGTTGAATAAGGCCGTCAATTTGTTCTGGAGTTGTGTCAGGGCCCATTGATTTTATTTCTTTACTAACAAGAAACTTGGTGAAGTTCCATGGGATTTCATCGAATGGTGCTTGTGAAACTAAATACTTAAACAGTGGATGTGCATCATCACCGTTAACTTCAATCTTTGTTGACATTAAGAAGTCTATACCATAATTTGTTTGACAAAATTCTTTAATCTCTGCATCTGTTCCAGATTCTTGGTTACCAAATTGATTACAGGGGAAGCCAATTACAACTAAGCCTTGATCAGAATACTTCTTGCTTAATGCCTGCAAGCCTTCATATTGTTGAGTAAAACCACATCGGCTTGCAACGTTTACAAGAAGTAATATCTTGTCTTTAAACTGTGATAGATCGACATTGTTCCCATTGTTATCTGTAAAGCTATAATCATAAACTGACATGATAGTCCTCTCGTATCCTGGCAAAATTGCCATATGTAATAATAATACTATTTTGCTACGACTTTGTCAAGGGTTTATATCTGTCTTCATCCATTATGATCTCGTAATAAAGCATCTCTGGTATGTCGTGCCCCGCCCTAAAATGCTCGTGTAGATGAAGAAATAAATGCTCATCATTTTCAATAACTTCAGACTCTTCTGAAAGTAAACATGCTGCACAATAAATATATCCTTCTACATGCGGATATATGTATATATCGCTATCCCAGAACCTGCTATAAGCCACATTTATCCCATGTACTTTAAATGGAAATGTCTATCACATACGTCTATAACTTGACCAGTTTTTAGTTCTGGCTCTGAATATTTACTGTCTTCTGGGCAGTAAAAGCATGGAGGTATATTTGTGTTCATATATATATTATACCAGATTAAGGTGATGTCTGAATCATTTTAGTGCATCTTTTACAAAGATCATAGGATTTACCAGTAAACGGACATGCACCAGCTTCAATTAAATTATGACCTTTAATCAAACAAATTATTTTTTTAAGCATTGTACTTACTCAAAAGCATATCTACCATATTACTTAAATCTGAAACACTAAAGTCATTATCTATGATATGGTCAAATGCGTAGTCGTCTAAATCAATTTCTGAAGAATGATCTGTTACTGGGCCTATGCCGTGTCTATTGATTCTCCAAACCTGCCCACCTAATTTTTTAATTGCATCTGCTTCGTTTTTAAACCTAACATCACTTATCACAACATTATCTTCTTTAATGCTATTTAAAGTCAAGTCAACCCAAAAATTGTTGCCAAACATGCTCCTGCCGACTTCTGTGCCAAATACTTGCAGTAGCCTTCTTATTTCAGGGTTAGATTCTTTTGCTGAATCTAATCCATAAACATCTACTAAGCTTTGATATCTAAAATTACCTATTGAGTCTGAGTTAACAATAGGATTAAGTATGTACATTGCTTTTTTCATTGGAGCGGCAAAGGAATATCTTACAAAACCATGGTTGCCAACCAATCGATCTGCTGCTGTGTCTTTACCAGACCTAGCGTATCCAGACAAACCAATTATCATCCCTTGACCCCGTCCCAATTTCCTATTTTTGTTGTGCTAATTCCATTTTCTTCCCACAATTTAATAATTCCTGGGTGATCATCTACTGCATGCTTTATTTCCCAGTATTCTTTAATGTGCTCTAGAATATCTTTTTTGACCTCATAGTCTTCTCTATGATCGTCATCCTGCCTCATAAATAATGCATCATGTGGAATATCATTGTTCTTAAGCCATCGTGCAGTAAGGGCCCTATATTTTTCTTTTCTTGCTGTTACTATAATTATATCAAGCTCGTTACAAACTTCCCAAACCATGTCTACAACTTCTTTATGTGGATCACAATTAATAGAGGCTTTATGAAAAGCATCAAAATCTTTTTTAAAAGATTCACTAGACCTATCTTTGTTCAAGATATGATGCAGTACTGGTTCAACATCTACAAGCGTTCCATCTACATCAAATATCCAAGCTGGTCTTTTTATCATTAAACAATTATCTCATTTATAATGGCTGATGTCAATAGTTTGGGGCAGTTTTAGTCTTACCCAGGACATATATTAAGCTGAAAGTATCTTTGCTAATGCATTAATTGTTGCTGCAATTCTTCCGATATCACGCAACTGCTCAACTGTGTAGCCTTCTTCTTTCAATGTTTCGTAGTGGGCTTTAAC